TGGAGTAGGCGCGGTATTAAGAGGAGCGACGAGTAATGCTACATCATTGCCTCTATCTGTTACAATTCCAAACGCTTATACTGGTGCAAGAGGAAGAGTCTTATCTGTAACTGGAAACAACATAATAATAGATGTAACGTTTGGTACATTTGATGCCGGCAATAAACTTCGAGGTGATAGTAGTAAGACGGTATATACGATAGCGTCTTCTACACAGTCTGGTGCAACAGCAGTATATCTTGCTAATACAAACTCTACAAATGGAACCATTACCAGTACTCAAGATTTCTTTGTAAGGGGAATGATAATTGGTCAAAATACTTCGTCGATCGGCGTATTTGGAAATACGTCACCATATTTTGTAAGTACTAACAATGCTTATTCTACATACCTATACACAGAAAGAGAAAAGTTAATCTCTCCTCCTCGCGATGCAAATAATAATATCATTAACGTAGCGAAACAGATTACTCGATTTGCTGGAGGTTATGGCGCTAATTTTAAAATTGGTGCGATTGAAGATGTAGAAGAAGATGTTACAATATACACTGACGTAGTTGGAGCAAATAATGTAGTAGGCGTGCCATTTGTAAATATTCTTTTGGACGGAAGGGGTTCTGGCGTTGGGTATGCGACGAGCATGACAATCAATACAGCTGGAAGCGGATATGCTAACAACGCTCGCATTTCGTTTAATGGAGGAGGATTTGCAAATGGTAACCCAACAGCATTTGCAAATGCATATATTTTAACGAATGGTAACGGCAGCATTACATCTATTGTCGTAGATACGAATGGTGAAGGATATTTCGATAACCCAACATTAACTCTTCCAACTACTGCAGGAACTGTTGCAAATATATCATCAGCGCTAGTATACGGATACGGTTTTCCGAAGAATCCTTTTGGGGGGCAAAACACTCTTATCGGAGATCTACTTAATACAAGCATACTCGACGTTGGTAAAATTTCGCTACTATCTTCAGTCAATCCTGGCGCTGAATATACAGCAGATCCATTTGTAACTGTTCGAAATAAATCAATCTCTTCATATAAGAGAAGGGATATTATCATAACACTAAGTAACGTAACTGGATCCTATTTAATAGGAGAAGAAGTCGTTCAAACAGTAGCACTAGCCACAACGGTGAAAGGTGTCGTTAAGCATATAGAAACAATTGAGAATAATACAATATTGTATGTTAAAAGAAACCGTCTTGGCATTAGTTTTAATTCATCTGTGCCCCTAATTGGATACACGACTGGAGCTACTGGCGATATTGTATCGTTTACTCAAGATGAAGCGACAAACGTAATTGGTGAAAACGCCAATATAAGCGCTACGGCAATTTCGGCAAACGGAATCGCCACTTCTGTTGAAATCATTGACTCTGGATTTGGATATATTGACGATGGAGAAGTTTCATTACAGAGAGATGGTAACGAATTCATCATCACCGGAATATCGAAAACCATTCGCCAAGGGGTAAGTGAAGGTTATTGGAAAACTACAACATCGCATTTAAATTCAGAGAAAAAGATTTCTGATAATAAATACTATCAGGAATATTCATATGATGTATTATCTGGCCTATCTTTAAATAGATATGAACAAATCGTTAAAAGGGCTATGCATGTGTCTGGAACACTCTTATTTGGAAGTGTTGTAAAAACAACGGGGGCAACCGCCGAATCAAAGGTGATTGATAGTAGTATATCAATCACATAGTTTAACATTACGGAAATTTTTAATGAAGCTTCTTACAAACTATTTTAAAACACATGCTGCTAAACAGTTCGTTGAATCTTTCACCGAACCGCAAAATACTATTTACTATATTGGTGCCCACAAAAGCACCAGCTTTCAGAATGACGCATCTCCTCCGGATCCAAATACATCAACTTCAGGAACACACTATGAGCTTTATGATGAACTTATCTTTGGTAAAAGAATAGCTTCATCTGATATAGCTCATATGGTGAAACATATTCCATGGCAAAGTGGAATAGTGTATGATATGTATGATCATGTTGCAGAAGATCTTCAGTCAAAGAATTTTTATGTTGTTTCGTCGGAGGCCGGATCTTATCATGTGTTCAAGTGTTTAAACAATAATGGAGGAATTCCATCGATAGCTCAACCCCTTCGTTCTGAGGTTGAACCAGAAGATGATTTTTACCGCAAATCAGACGGATACGAGTGGAAATACCTATATTCGATTACGGCATCACAGTGGCAGAAGTTCGCAACTTCTGATTACGTTCCAGTTTTCGAAAATTCTGCTGTAACAGCGAATGCCGTATCGGGATCAATTGATACAGTTATTCTTGAAAACCCAGGATCGCGATATGCAAGCTACGCGATTGGGAGTATTAAAGAATCTGCAGTAAATGGAAACACTTTGATATTTTCTCTTGAAAGCGATTCATATGCCCTTTCTTCAAACGCCGGTTTTTATGAGAATTCTTCGATTTACATCGATGAAGGCGCTGGGGATGGCGAAATAAGAACGATATTAAGCTATTTTACCTCAGGCGGAGAAAGAAGAATTCTTGTAGATAGGCCGTTTGATACTTTACCAGCAAGGAATAGTATATTCAAAATTTCTCCGCGTGTAATCATATCAGGGGACGGCGAAAACGCAATTGCAAGAACAGAGGCGAATACAACTACTGGTGAAATTACAGAAGTCATAATAATAAATCGTGGAAAAGATTACTCTTATGCCGACATAAAGATAGTTGGCAATACTGGATTTACATCGGGTAGCACGACAACTTCTGCTATTGCTCGAGCTATTATATCACCACCGGGTGGCCATGGGTCAAATATAATAAATGAACTTATTGCAAATAAAATTGGTGTTTCGATTGAGTTTAGTGGAACAGAGTCTTCAAAAATTCCAGCTACAAATGATTATCGAAAAATAACTATTGTCAAAGATCCTTTATTCAAGGACGTTAACATTGTGTTAAACAATACAGCAACAACATATACAGCCGGTGAAACAGTTATACAAACCTCGACGGGTGCTACTGGTAAAGTGTCGAATAGATCTGCAAATACTATTAGCTTAACTGATATATCAGGATTCTTTGTTACTTCAAATACATCAAATACTTCTACCGGTCTTTTAGGTCAAACTTCAAATGTGTTAGCCTATATTAACAGTATAGATCGATCATTTATAACATTTGATCAGCGAAATATATATGATATAGATATGATCGATAATGGGTTAAACGCTGCTGGATTTATTAAGGACGAAATAGTTGTTCAGGCAGGACTTAGCACAATTAACTCCGGATTTGTTAAACTTTCACTAGTCGGATCAGCATATAATTTTGTTGATGGGGAATTGATTACTCAAGCGTCTTCTGGTGCAACTGCTAGGGTTGTTTCACGATTCTTTCAAACACTTACAGTAAATAATGTGAGCGGGATATTTGTTGCAAATGCTACGGTGATAGGCGCAAATTCTGCGGTTGCAACGAACGTTACAAATGTCGACACTACATTTGCCGCAGTTGCAACAGGTATTGTGCATGATATAACAATTGGTTCAAACTCTAGTATATCACTTGTTGCTACAAAGGGAGAGTTTCTTATTTCTGATACTCTATCAAATACTATAAATACTTTTAGAGGCGAGTCTTCACGGGCTATCGCGAAAGTAAATGGGATTGATGTGACTCGTAATAAACTAGTTAAAGGTAGTGGTGAATTTATTTACGTAGAAAATATGATTCCGATTACAAGAGCACCAACCCAAACCGAACGTATAAAATTAGTCATTGAGTTTTAATAGAGGCATTATCCCAAATGGGTTTAACCAAAGATTTTAATCAGTCACCATATTATGATGACTTTGATGAAACAAAAAATTATCACCGAGTATTGTTTAAACCAGCTATTGCTGTTCAAGCAAGAGAATTAACTCAGTTACAAACAATTTTGCAGAATCAAATTGAAAGATTTGGTGATAATATTCTCGTTGAAGGAACTATAGTAAAGGGGGGTAACTTTATAGAAGAAAACCCTCTTCCATATGTTAAAATTCGTGACATCGCTAGAAATACGTCTGGCGGAGAAATAGCAACCGACGTAAATCTATATACTGATATGAAAGCGGTTGGGCTTACTTCTGGTGTTGAGGCAATTATTATTGCGACTACGTTTGGTTTAGAGACTCAAACACCAAATTTAAGCACACTATTTGTGAAGTATATAAAGGGCGCTCTTCTGGGTGACCTTAATGTGAATCAATTTAACGTAACAGAAGAAATTCAATTATATACAAAAAATTCTTCTGGTGATTATGTTATACCTTTCCATCGTGTAACATCTGCTGGTAGTATTGAGGGGCCATCTGCAGTAGGTAATGGTTATGGTGTTAGATGCGGCGATGGTATCATATACCAAAAGGGAAATTTCATACGATTTGAAAACGGAATTACAATCGTTTCAAAGTACTCAAACAGGCCAAATGGTGTAGTTGTTGGATTTCAAACTGAAGAGATGATCGTTGATTATAATCAAGACTCATCAATTCTTGATAACGCAAATGGGTTTAATAATGAAAACGCGCCCGGCGCAGATCGGCTTAAGCTTCTGCCAACCCTTGCGGTGAAAACGATAGCAGAAGCCCAAGCAGATCCAACCTTCTTTGCAATTCAAGAATACGCAAATGGTAACGTGGTACGAAGAAAGATTACGACCCAATATAACACGATTGAAAAAAATCTTGAGCAAAGAACGATTGAAGAGTCTGGTAATTACACTGTAAAAAGATTTCCAGTCCGCGTTGAATCTTCTGCATCAAACACAAACAATCTATCAGTAGTAATTGGAGCAGGATTAGGATACATCGAAGGAAGACGCGTTGAGCTTTTGAATGATATCGCTATCGAAATTCCAGAAGCAAATACGTTTGTTACTGCGGCTGAGCAAAACATTAATACTAACTATGGTTCATACGTAATAGTGAACAGTTATTCTGGTAGATTTGATTTTACGACATTTGAACAAGTAAATCTTCGTAATTCTTCAAATACAGTAATAGGCACAGCGCGAGTGAGATCAGTAACAAGAAATCCTGGTGTTGCAAATCAGTATCGTTTGTACTTGTTCCTGATATCAATGAACACTGGTTATGCCTTTAGTAACGTAAATAACCTAATCTCGGCATCAACACTCGGTTCAGCAAGTTTAGTACTCGAAACTGTTGCTGGAACTGCTAATACCGCAGTTCTTAAAGATTCTGCATTTTCAAGAGCAATATTCCAAAGTGGTAAATCGTTTATACGGTCGGTAGATGGTGCTGCAACAGACTATGTTTATCGTACGAGTATGCAAGTAACCACTACAACATCGAATTTTGGAATAACTCTTTCTGGATCAAATGTTTTTCCATACACTCCAGGTTCGGCGTTAAACGGTGATGAAATTGCAGAACTTATGGTGGTTGCACACTCATCTGTTGGAACAGTGGTTTCTGGGGAGGTAATGGGCATTACTTCGGCTGTTGTTGACTCAAACGGCACACAGTTGTTCATTACTACTGCAAAAAACCCTGGCTCAAGCCTTGTAGTAACAGTGTATGTTAACGTTAAAAGAACACAGACAACAATCAACACTAAAACACTTGAAACAGTATATGTTAAAATACAAGCAAATACAAATATTGCAAACACAACCGGTAATTATAGTCTAGGTTTGCCTGACGTATATGGTATTGATGGTGTGTGGAAAGTTGATGGCAGCGTTGCATGGGCAAACGTTGAAGCATATGCAACATCAAACTCACAGATATCGAATTTTACAAGCTTCTTTGAAGTTGACAAGAAACAGTTTGATGCGTACTATGGTCTTTCTAATATTCGAAAAAGAAAAACACTTACGATTAATACAAATGATAAGATTATTGTTAGGGCGAAGGTATTCAAAAAGGATGCTAACCCCGGTCACTTCTTTACGGTAGACAGTTATCCAGTAGATGATACAACACTAATACTTCCAACTAATAAAATTCGTACTGAAGACATCCCAGTCTTCATTGGAAGTAACGAAACAAAATACCTTTTGAGAGATGCTATTGACGTTAGACCATACGCCTCAAATACCGCAACTTATGCTACAACAGCAGCAACAGCAACGATCAATCCGTCGACAAACTTAGCGTTTTCTAACTTACTATTCCCAGCACCGAACAAGACTATTGAAGCTACCTATAGTTATTATCTTGGAAGAAACGACTTGTTAATGGTTGACGGGAATGGTGAGTTCAATGTAATTCAGGGTACTCCGGCTGAAACACCACCATTTCCTCCGGAACCAGCAAAAGGTATGATGATTGCAAGGATTGCCATTCCTCCGTATCCGAGTCTCCCGTCGAGTCGTGCCAATATCATCGGAAAACCAGAATACGGTGTAAGTGTATCTTCAAATCAATCGAAAAGATACACTATGAAAGACATCGGCGGTATTGATGCTAGATTGAATAATTTAGAATATTATACTTCGTTATCTCTTCTTGAAACACAGGCAAAAGACTTTCTTATTGCAGATTCAAATGGATTAGATAGATTTAAGAATGGTATTTTTGTTGATAATTTTGACACGCTATATCTTGCCGATGTTAACGGTGGAGAATTTTATGCTGCAATTGATCCTTCGAATAAGGATATTCATCCAGCGTTCAGACAGTACTCGCTTGGCCTAAAATATAAATCAGGAGTAAATACTAGCGTTTTTGCTAATACTATCGTAACACTAACAAAAAACGATTATAGTCTAACCTCAGTATCACAACCATACGCAACCAACGTTAAAAGTTGTACGACTAGTTTTTACAATTACGCTGGTAAAATGAGAATAAATCCAGAATATGATTCTGGCCCTGATACAGTGCGCGCACCAGATATTAACTTTGATATTGATTTAGCAACACCATTCATTGAATTTACGAATAACCTTTCGCAATTTATTCCATTCACGCGTACTGACATAGACAGTATTACAAACATATCGCGCAATGGTCGTACGACCACAACTACAACTAATACCACTGCTAGAACTTCTACGTTACGGGTGGTGAATGGTCAAGAAGAAACAGAAAAGGTCGGTGATTTCATTACTGATGTGAACTTCTCACCATTTATGAGATCTAGACTCATTGTTATAAGTGCAGTAGGTCTTCGTCCAAATACACGTTTCTATTTCTTCTTTGACGGGAAGGATGTAAATGCCCATGTCACAAAGGCAAGAGCGGTTGGAAACTTTATATTACCGTCTTCATTATTTGGATCGCAAGTAATTACGTCAGACGCAGATGGAGTACTTTACGCGGTATTCAGAATTCCAGCTGAAACATTTGCTGTTGGCGATCGTACTCTTGAAATACTCGATATCGAAGATTATGCTAACAAAGACGTAGCTACATCTGCAGCTTCTGCTAGATACAGCGCGTTCAATTTTTCTTCTACGGTTTCAGCTTTAACGGTGACTACAAGGCCCCCTTCTACAACGATAAGCTCAGAAACAGTGCAAAGCACTAATACTACAACGGTAACGCAACCACTTCGACCCATAAGTCCAGGGTTTCAGCCGGTGGATCCGATTGCACAAACATTCATCATTGACACAAATCTATCGTCTGACACTGACATTTTTGTGTCTAAATTAGACCTTTATTTTGCGAAAAAGAGCCGCGTTGGAAAGGGTGTGACAGTTCAACTTCGCGAAGTCCAGAATGGGTATCCATCTGGTCAAGGTTTGCCATTCTCAACTATTCATCTTACTGCATCACAGGTAAACGCCCCAACCTCTAGTATTGCAACAAATGCTCTTACAGCAACAACGATTACATTCGAGGCACCGGTTGCGCTCAAAACAAACACTGAATATGCTATAACCGTTATTCCAGACGGAAATGATCCTGATTACTTGATATGGATATCACGTACTGGGGGTATTGACGTTGATACTGGTATTGCTATCCAACAAGATACTAATGCTGGCGTATTGTTTACCTCTACAAACAATAAGGCTTGGACCCCGTATCAAAATGAAAATATGAAATTTAGGTTGTATGCATCTAGATTTAATGCTTCAACTGGAAGCGTTACTCTTACAAACAGAGATCATGAGTTTTTAGATTTAGATAACGTCTCTGGGAATTTCTTAGGTGAAGAATACGTGTTTATCGATAAAACATTGTATAATACCGGAAGTGTTAGTATCGTAGCTGGAAATAACACAGTGACAGGTGTTGGTACTACTTTCACTACACAATATGCTCAAGGTGAACACTTAATAGTTAAAATTGGTGCTAATAATTTTGAAGTTTTAGAGATTGTTAGTATTGCAAATAACACATCTATGATAGTGAAAGATATCCCTAAACAAACTGCTTCTGCTATATCTCAGCATTACTCAAGTCCAATTGGGAAGTTTGTATATATTAATTTGAATGAACCTGTCTTGATGATACTTCAAGACTCTACGGCAAAATCTGCGCTGTTTAAGTTTAGTGCTACAGACAATATTGTTGGAAGAGATTCGGGAGCTACAGCAACTATCGCTGAAGTTCGCAATTTGCCTATAAGCTATCTACAACCGCAAATAAACAGATCTAACTTCACTAAAACTCGTACTACTATTCGTGCATCAAATCTGTTTAATGGCGTATCAGAAGGTATTCAAAAAAATATAGCATTTAATGACACAAATTATTTAGTTGATAGCACATACTACATTAAGTCAAAAAGTAATGATTTTTCCTCGAGTGGATTTGATCTTACAATAGATATGACGAACTCGTCATTAACTACTAAAGACACATCTCCAGTTATCGATTACGACGTTTCAAGTATACTGGCAGCTGAGTATTTAGTAAACTCTATAGACGTGGCCGATGTTACAGAAAACGGAAGGCTTGGCACTGCTATATCGAAATACGTATCAAAGAGGGTTGAACTTGCTGACGGCTTAGACGCAGAAGACATCAGACTATTAATAGGAGCATATAAGCCTTCAAACACCGATATTCGCATATACGTCAAATTCCAATCATCAACAGATATTCGGTCATGGTCCGAGGTTGAATGGACTCAACTTAACGTTAAACCAGAAACCAATGCGATATCATCTCTTGCGAATAGATATGATTATCGTGAATATGAATATTCACTTGGAACAACTGCTAAAACAGCAGGAAACGGTGCATGGGTCAATAACAACACTATAAATTACATCGACCCAACTGGAGCAATACACACTAACTATAAATACTTTGCAGTAAAGATAGTGTTATTATCAAATGGTCATAACGTTGTACCAAGAATAAAAGATCTAAGGGCAATTGCACTCACATGATAAAGACAGAAGAAACAGATTATTCGAGAGATTTAACATCTAGGGCGTTAATTAACACAAATGTTAAGGCCCTAAACGATTATCGTCTAAAAAGAAATCAATCTAAAAAGATAGAAACGATAGAAGAAGATCTTAGTAATCTTCGTAATATGATGATTGAAATTAAAGAAATGCTTCAGGTATTAAAGATAGGTAAGTAATGGCAAAACCAAATGTATACTTAGCGCCGGGAGCAAACGTAGAATCAACTGATACATTTGCTGAATGGATTAATACTACAAATTCGCTCGTGTACGACATGGGTACCGTCGTTCTTACGTCAGTAGCTGCTGCACAGCCAAACACATCGGTTGGAGGATTTGCGGGAGGAAACAGTCATCTTCAAGGTATACTTTCTGCAAATACGTTAGTTGCAACTCAAGGGCTTCGCGGCGGTACTGTGAGTACTATTAGCGATTTAACTATATCTTCTAATGTTATATTTAATGCGTCGAATCTTGTTCGTATTGATGCAAACACAAACAACTTTAACGTTAACGCTAATAACACAACGTTTACTGGTAATGTGATCATAAGCGCCCCCACAAAAACGTTAACGATAAACACTGCGAACACTCTAATTAGCGGTGGCACTGTCGTTGTGAATTCAAATGCAGTTTTTAACTCAGATGTAACTGTAACCGGTAACCTTACGTCTGTTGGTGCCTTCACCATCAATGCTGGAACCTGGAATGGAACAGCGATAGGTATTAATCGCGGAGGAACCGGTCAAACAACAGCTAATGCAGCGTATGCTGCCTTAAGCCCAATGACTACACTCGGTGACATTGTTTATAGATCAACCATTGCTGCAGATCGGCTTCCTGGAAACATCACTACAACTAAGCAATATCTTTCTCAAACCGGAAACGGATCCTCTTCGGCTGCCCCATCGTGGAGTCAAATTAATAAATCAGATGTTGGTCTCGGTAACGTTGAAAACATTTCAATATCGGCATATACTGGTACTGCAAATACAAGTACGGTTGGAACTATTACAACTGGCACTTGGAGCGCAAACACAATTGCTGTTAACAGGGGCGGAACTGGCCAAACCACATTTGCTAATGGCGAGATCTTAATTGGAAATAACGGATCACTCGCCAAAACTACATTAACTGCAGGTCAAAATATTTCTGTGCAAAACAGCGGTGGATCTATTACACTGGCGGCGTCGAATACGAATATTACTTGGATAAATGGCAACACTGCAGGACCAGTGATTAACTCTTCTACTGGTTCAGGAACTGCTATACCATCTGCAAACGCAACAAACTCTGGTGTAATTACCACAAGTTCGCAAACTATAACTGGCATCAAAATCTTTAACTCCGGTATAGTGTCAGATGTTACAGGCAACCTTAACGGTAATGCGAATACTGCGTCTTCTGTACCATGGACAGGTGTAACTGCTAAGCCTACAACAGTAGCCGGCTTTGGCATCACTGATGCTGTAACTGCAGCAAACCTATCTTGGACAAACGGTACAACATCTGGGCCAACTGTAAATACGACCGGAGGAGGTTCTGCAATACCAGCGGCAAATTCAACAAATTCTGGTATTGTAACAACTGCGCAACAGTTCTTTTCTGGTGAAAAGAACTTTAACAATAAGCTAACAGTTGAACTTAACACTTCTGGAACTGTATATAACACTGGTCATATAGAATTAAGGTCTACAAATTTGTCAGATGTTTCTATGGGTTTTCATAGGAGTGGCGGTACTGCTTGTCAGTTGAGGCATGCAACTGACGGCTTAATATTATCGGGTTCAACACAAACATCGGCCGCTAACTTTGTTGCAACCGGTAACGTTTCTGCGTTCTCAGACATAAGACTGAAGACAAATATTCGAACGGTGGATAACGCACTTAATAAAGTTATGAACATGAGAGGTGTGTATTTTGATAAAGCCGGAGTAGCGTCAGTTGGCGTTATCGCACAAGAAATAGAAAAAATTCTTCCCGAAGTCGTGAATAATGATTATGAATTCAAATCTGTTTCTTATGGTAACATTGTTGGTGTTCTTATTGAGGCAATTAAAGAACTTAGAGCCGAAGTTGAAGAATTAAAGAACAAGCAAGTGTATAAATAGACAGAGAAACTAACTAACATATAATACTGGCAGTCGGAAACTGCATAAAATAGGAGTATAACAATGGCATTTTTAACAACACCTAATCGCAACAGAGCGGCAGATGCGGTTGTAGCAAGAGCAAACAACGGTAGCTTACGTATTTACACCGGAACTCCACCCGTAGATGCCAACGCAGCACTATCGGGTAACACGCTATTAGCCACACTACCAATGGCCGCAACAGCCTTTGGCGCGGCAACAAATGGCGTAGCTACAGCAAACGCTTTAACTGGTGCAATTGCGGCCGCTACTGGTAGACCAACGTTCGCGCGGATCATCGAATCCGACACGACTACTACTGTAGTTCAGATACGCTGCGCACTGGCCTGGCTAGCATCAACCGCATATGCGGTTGGAGATCGTGTGTCGAATGGCGCTAACACATATGTAGCCACCACTGCTGGAACAAGCGCGGCGTCTGGTGGACCGACTGGTACTGGCACTGGTATTACTGATGGCACCGCAGTCTGGTCATTTGAAGGCATCAACGAAGCGGTGGTAACAGGCGCCAATCAGATTATCGCAGCAGCTAACGTATCAGTTTCATCAGTCACCTACACACAGTTGGCTAGTTAATAGTTAGTTCAGTGCGATGCCTAAATCGTGGCTAAAAATATGGAAAATGTTCTGGGGTGACTTAAATACCCCAGAAAGCTATGCAACAGATTGGTATAACGCATTAACAAATCAATCATCACACTTCGGATGGGCCGCACTAATTGTTTGTTTCATTTGTGCGCTATGGGGTTTGTATTATGGTGAAATGCCATATAAATGGACACTGTGGTTAACAGTAGTTTTTTCTTACTCTTTCTTTGTAGAATATGTTAAACAAGGATGGAAAAGGCTTGATTCTCCTAATGATACATACTTTATTGCTCTTGGTGCAGCAGGCCCATTAGTTTCTTTATATGAAGCCAGATTTAATCCAGAAATAGTACTTATGATGACTTATGACGGATGGGGTTTTATTATTTGGGCCTCAGTTGTGATTGTTTCCTTTGCTGCACATGTGGTTCCAAGAATTATTAGAAAAATAAAAACGGAGAATAAAACGTGACACCCGCGCAAAGATTGGCATTAGAAGAGAAAGTATCTGAACTAGCATTTTATGGGATGCCAGAAAGTCTCGTTGCAGATATATTGAATACTCCCAACGTATTGTGGGGAACAAAACGTATTGATGTGCCAATAGCTCCAGTACGCACGTTGTTTTTGAAACGACTGGAATTAGCGAAGCTACAAGTTTTAACCGAAAAGGTAATAGCTGAAGATGACCCAGATTTTGTTAACAAAACATTTCTGCGAATTGTTGCTCTTACAGCTTTTGCAACATTGAATCGTACAGATCTTACAGTAATTCCTACAGTATCTGATGAAGATTATGCCGCAGCATCACAGATGCTAGGTGTCCTATATGAAGCAGGAATTATATCGCTACAAACTATGCAGGAGTCTATTGCAATGGCCTTTACTGAACAATCATGGGGCGAGAGTAATGGCTTTACAAATGGAATAACCGCCCGCGATGTTGGGCTTGCAAGAGGAGATGAGTAGTAATGGCCGTCGCAAAATGGGCACCGCCGAGTGCAAGGTCAGCGAACCTTGCCGGCACCTCTTTCAATTCGCTGGCAAACGGCTCTGCCGGATCGGCGATCACCTATGATAATAGCACTGGGCGCGATCTTTATGCCGCTGTCGCGGTCAAACTGGGGTCGCTTACCCCGGCAACGGGCGGGTCTATCACGATGCGCGTCTATGCCGGGGATGGCACCGATACGCCGGACCTCAACAGCGGGTCTTTCGACACTTACACAGCGGCGTTGACCACATCGACCGGCGCAAAGGTTGTGACGTTCCCGATGGTCAGGATCTATCCTTTCCCCCTTACGTTGCAGATTGTGAACAACGCGGGCGTCTCAACGGCGGCCAGCGGCAACGAACTTTACGTCCGCGCCTACAACGAGGATGTCAGCTGATGCCGCGCGGGGTTTCGCCAATCGACGAGGCGCGGTTGCAGGGGCGGCTGTGGTCGCCGGATGCACTGCGCCTTGGCGCGTGGTACGACTCCGCCGATTTGGCCACGATAGCGACGGTGAGCGGCGCAGTCACGGACTGGCGAGACAAGAGCGGCAACGGACGAAACCTGACCGCAGTTGCTACGCAGCGACCGACCTATACTGCAAACGGGTTCAACAATCGGCCTGCGATCAATTATGGAGCCGCA